GAGACACAGGGTTTTTTGAAGGTTACAGGTGTGGTGAACGGTGAAACGTTCGGCTGCCTGTTTATACAATAAGGAAAAATATTATGCCAAAAGGTAAAGGATATGGTCCTTCGTTCCAAGAAACATTTGGGTCGCAGGATGATCAGCCTTACAACTCTACGTCCTCGTTTAATATGTGGGATATGAGTCAGAAGGCTAAGAAAGCCGCAGCGTATTTGCGGGGAACTAATTTGGGCAACGCCAATCAGGGTGGTCGCCCTTTCGGAAAGTAGGTTATGATGCCACACAATTTAGATGGAACATCTCCTAGTTTAGTTAAAACAGGGGAAATATTAGTTGATAATGTTACTCGCCCTACTGCTAATTTAGGTACGTTAACTGGTGACGCTATGTTACGAATGGGTAACGGTATGCGGGCTAAGTTCGACGAGAACGATTAATGGCGCGTAAGAAAAGACCACGCCCTAGGTACTGATCATGCCTTTAGCAAGAGGTTCTGATCGGGCGACTATTAGTCGTAATATAGGCAAATTGATTTCGGAAGGTTATAAACGTGATCAGGCTGCCGCCATCGCATACGATAATGCGAGGAAATCTAACAAAAGGAAAAGAAATTGAAGAATATGGTTGACATGTTAGAACGTGCAGCGTGGACTTTCGCGCAAGCATTTCTAGGTGTCTTTGTTGTTGCTGACCTTTCATCAGCAAAGGGTGCGGGTGTTGCTGGTTTAGCAGCGGCTGTATCAGTAATGAAAACCTTTGTGAAGGACAAGGTAGCGAAACAATAATGGATGACACGGACCTTGACGCTAAATGGGAATTATTCTTAGAGCAGCAAGGTACGTCTATTCAAGAAGAAATTTACCGGGAGTTAGAATCGTCCGCACACCTGTTTGATTCTTTTGATGGGACTCACGCCAAGTGGTCCGGTGAAGGGTTGTTGGGTTTGCTGCTCGTATTCGATGAGACAGAAGCAGAGGCTTTGCTCGCTGCTTTCCAAGCCGGTGTTGACGGCATTGAAGAGGCTCAGTTTGCTTTCGCTGCTTGGGCTACTTCTTTAATGGGGTTGATCCGGCAATGTCTCGTCCCCGAAACTGATTGATTTTTTTCTATCTTTGAACCAATCTATTACTTTTGGTTCTTGCGCTAGGTGTATTACCAGTTTACGTCTTATAACGTCACGTCTGCGCGCTAACGATGTTTTAGGTATCCCTAAGACTGCTCCTGCTTTTCGTAGAGACATTCCTTCTATGAAAAGTCTTTCCGCTATCCATTTCTCCAATGGGGATAGTTTATCTATAGCGTCTGCTAACACTTCTTTGAGTTGAAGAGTGGTTTCTAAAGGCATTAAAGGTTCATAACCGGATGGTGCCGTTTGCATTAATGCTTCTATTTCTGTCATTGGTCTGGTTGGATGAAGTTTTTGTCTAGCCCCGAACTGTACCTTACCTTCTTGCCACGCATCTGTCGGATCAGTCGGGAACTCGCGTTGTTTCCCCGCCATATTCTGTTACCGCCCTTAAAAAGTCGGGGGCTATAACACGGGTGTTGTCCGCATCATAACCCGATGGTTCTCCTAGTTCCCATGCTTCGTCGTGGTTTATCCACCCAAGCATCTCCACCTCTCTAAATTCAGGTGGTACTGGTCGAACCACAAACAGATCTAGGTTTTGACCTAGTTGCCGTCTGCGTACCGCCGCGTTGTTAGATGTTCTAACTCTTCTTACTTCTATGTTGTGACCTACGTCTGCTCGTCCACGGTTTTCTTGATGCCTGTTACCCGCCCAGACGTGACCTCCCCAGTATTGGTTGGTTACTTTCGCTACTGCTAGTTCCCCTATTGCTGCTGCTACTTGCGCTGTTCTGTCGTCTTCCATGTAGTCTCGTTTGTAATGCGATGCGTCTTGTTTCTCCCAGTTTTCTATGAACCGTCTGCATCCTACGTGTGTAGCCCATTCGTATTCCCAAGGTTCTAGTTTAATCAATATCAAGTTTGTCTACTTTCACCGCGTTGATTCTTACTATTTGCCTGTCGTCCGCCCATCCGACTCCGTTTAATCCATCTAATGTGAGTTTCAGATAGTTGTCGAGGTCGCCTGTTAATGTTTTAGCGTTGTGTGGGGATTGCATTACGTGAAGGATTGTGTGTGTCGGGGAGTACATGACGGTGATTTCTAATGGTCCTTCGAGGGTTGTGCCTACTTGTTCGAGCCATGCTTGCGCTACGAAATCTTCTTCGTCGAGTGTTGTTTTAGGTGTGAATACGTGTCCGCTACGGGTGTGCCTTGGGCGTGCCTTCACTTTGGGTCTTCTCTCTATAATTACGCTGATAGGTTTCTTCGTTATCCCAAGCGACTTTTTCCGAGGCACTTACTATTCTCCAAAGTTGTGTGTCACCGTCTTGGCGACTGTCGTATTTTCCTCCCCATTCCTTGTCCGCAGACTTTAGTTCATTAAAGATTGTTTCGTGTGGATACCCTTGTCTTACCATTTGGCAGGCTAGTGAAAACAGGGTCGCTGATCTGTCTCCTTTGGGTAGGGTGTTTGTTGGTCTAGGACCATTCCTTCGTATAGCCCCTGCAAGCCCTCTGAGGGGTCCTGATGGGGAATATCCTGTATTAGTAGGTTTGAACGGCTCAGGTGGCTTGTATAAGGCTCTGACAGGCTCCCAGCAGTCAGGTGTTATGCGTGTTTTTATGGCTTCTTCAACGAAAGATTTTACTGGTACCATAGAAAAGGAGTATTCCGGTCTGTCCATTTCGTTGTAACCGCCCCGTTCACGGTTACGTGCGTAGGGTAGTCTCACTCCGTTTCCCCACCCTCGTTCTGAGAGTTCCACTTGTTTAGGGTTTACTTCTTTGGTGGGTGCGTCAACGATATCACAGGCTCCTATGAGTCCTTCTCTTACTTCTTTTGCGTACATCGGGGCGGTGAAAAATACCCAAAGGTGGAATCCCTTGGAACGTGATCGCTCTATCCAAGAGTGTACGTCTAGTTGTTTTAGTACTTGGTATACGTTTTTTGCGTGTGCTAATGATTGTTGTAGTCCTTCGTCCCAGTCGACGCACCCCCAGTAGACTTTCAGTCCGTCTTCTTCTGCGAATAGTGGGTACACTCCGATTGCTGGTTCTGAGTGCAGGTGGTCTGCTATTTTAGTTTCGTATTCTTCGCCTTGTGCTTTAACGAATGTGCCGTCGTGGTTTGTCCACGGTCTGAACTCGCCTGTGTCTATTGCTACTTTACCGCCTCTGAACAGGTCAGCGAATCCTTTAATGATGTGAGGTTCATACGACATCAGGTTGCAACTCCTCCCAGTACGGGTGAACACCTCCGAACTCAGGGTCTAAATAGTAGGTTTGGTCTATGAGTCGTGCCGTTCTTTTGTTTTTGCACAGGTTCAGGTTAATTGAGTTGGTGTGGTAGTCTTTCTCCCAAGGCGACAGGTCGTATCTGTCTCTTTGCCGGTAAACTTCTATCACGAAGATGGCTTCTTGTTCACCTCCGTACCTGCCTGCGTACAACCCTGCGGCTTTGCCTTTGTCGCCGGACCCTCTGCCTGCTTGGTGTACTAAACCTACTGGCACTCGTTGCGTTTTAGCCCAGCGTTTAACTGCTTGCGCTTTGGTGGTTACTCCTGTCGCATCAGAGTCACCTCCGGGTAGTAACTCTAGGTAGTCGAGCATCACGAATGACGGGTTCATCCCCCACCAGTCTCTTATTTCGTCCATTACTTCAGCCATTTGTTCCAATGGGAACGATTCGTCTATGATCGCTACTCTTGACAGTTCCCTTTCGGATGCTTCCGCTAAATCGTTCAACGTGTTTGTGTCTAAGTTTTTGATCGCTTCTTCCACATCTGTGGATGACCTGCCTCTGAGCAGACAGTACAGTTTCATCGCTACCAGTTCACGCGGTTCGTCCATTGAGAATATGACTACGTGCGCTTCGGGGTGGTTTATCAGGTTTGAAATAATACTGTTTAGCAGTATCTGAGATTTGCCTGTGTGTGATCTGCCTACGACCATCAACACTTCACCTTTACCCACGCCTCTTGTCGCTAAGTCTATTTCGTTGAAACCTAGGTACCATCTTTCGGCAGGGTTTTGGATGAATCCTACAAGGTTGTCTACTACCGATTTGGTCAATGACCAGCGTTTAGGTTCTTCTTCTTCTTCGGAAATGTCCACCGCCTCTCCGTCCGTGGCAACGGAAAGACGGCGTGACACTTCGTCCGCACTTAATACATCAGCCACGTTTGTATTACTTAGGCTCGTATTGATTTACCAATGTCTACAAGTTCAGCAGAGGTTTTCTGCGTGAACGGACATTGGAACCAGTCAGGCACTAGAGAAGTGCCGTCTTTTTTACTAAGCCACAAACCTTTACCATCAGCCCTACGCTTATAGTCAGGTCCGTTTTTGTTGAAGTTGGCATCAGGGTCTAATTTCTTCTGCCAGTTAGGGTCCCACCATTTAGACTTGTTGTCCATCAAGTCTCGCCATAGCGTGTCCAACCCGCTGCCTCCGAAAGTCGGAGCGGACGGGGGACTATTCCTCTCGGCTGGTGCTTCCACGGGTGCTGGCGTAGCAGGTTCGGAAACGCTTTTTTCTAACCTCCGTACACCATTTTCCGTCATTTCATATCCGACACCCAACGCTTCATAGTTGGCTATCTCTAGTGTTGTACCCCATTCAGCAATCTTGTTGGCTACGTCTTCTTGTGATTCGTCACCTGTGAGGGTGATCGTCACAGAGCATGACGCTTCTGCCGGTTCATAACTGTTGGTTTGCACAACCTGTCTGCGGAACACCGTAAAGGTGTTATTTGTTTCTCCCATTGGGTCTACCTCTTTTCTTCTAATTGGTTCCAAGGGTCTGGTCCCGCGAATCTACCGCGACAAGTCGCCCATGCGCCACACCATTTGGGGGCGCAATGCCATCCGGTCATGTTTAATGTCCAGACGGGTAGGTTTGCGGATATGAGTGTGCCAGCGGAGCGAGCCAAAGCGACCAGACTCGCCCACTCCGCTGGTCCTGCGTTTACTGTAGTTCTATGCACCTTGCCTTTAACAAGGTAAACGAACTCGAAATCTAAAGGTTCTGTGATGTTGTTGTCAGACATAGCGGAAACCGCCCAAGTGTAAGCGGCGGCTTGAACCGACCACCGTTTCTTCTCCCAGTCATCTGATGGTTTACGCCCCGGATTTTTCCAATCTAATATCGGGCGGGGAAATTCTTGCACACAATCTATTGTTCCGTGTAACCATATTTCAGGTTGGTGATCTACTACTAGGGGGAGTTCAAACTTTTGTTCAACTGCGATGGGGTGTACATCGGGCATTACTTCATCCCACCATGCGTGAGTGTTAGCGATAATGATGTTTAGTGGTTCATCCGGTTTGTGGTTCCATCTGACTATTTCTTCTTCTTTGCGATGCCATTCTTCTATGGATGCTGTTGTTGTGTCGTCTTTGCTGAGGGGTTTGCCGGTTTGCATTTTCTCTATGAGGCATTGTTCTATACCGTAGTGGACTGCTGTGCCGAGAGCGGTGCTTGTGGACTCTGTTGATTGTGAGATGCCTAGCATGTCTTGTCTGGCTCTCTCTGGACACATCGCTAGGGAACCTAGCCATGATTGTCTGAGGATGATTCTGTCTTTTGTGTCTGTCGCTTCTGTCATGGTTGTTTATGTTAGCACACTATCCGCGCATGGCATGGCATGTCATGTATAATGAACCCAACGGGTTCCCCAGCCATGCCATGCCATGCGTTGCGTACAGGCTAATCAAGTCCTAACTTGTTCAGAAGAGACTCGCATTCTTTTACAGTATTTTCCAATTCAAGTATCTCTAAACTGGTAAGAACATCTAACTCATCATCATCATCTAGTGTGCTTTGACAACTGTCACGCATGTACTCAAGTTCCCCATCAAACTGACCGTAATCATGTTCAATTTGTTTTAGAAAAGACACGCTTGGATTAGCAGAAAATTCTTTAGCAAGTCTGTGTTGCACCTCACTATCCAATTCTATTTCATCCAATTCTAATGCTTCTAACATGTAAGGCATATTTAAATGATCCCGATGGGGACAATCACATTTATTTGGACAGTCTCCTGTCGGAAAATCTGACCGGAGTGAATACTCTGTAAACTCTAACCGGAGTGAATACTCTGCAAACTCTAATAGTTCCCAATGTTCAGCATTACGTGTTATTACTTTGGTTGCAATTTTTATACTCTGTTGCGAGAGTGTTTGGTCGCTCAATTTATTCCTCTTCTATTTTTTTATCGCTACCTGCGATATATCAAGTATATCACATTACGAATACTTTGTCAAATCACTCGTCAAATAAGGGGACTACATTCTCGTCTGAAACGTCATCATCTTCATCCCCTTCCATAGTCAACTCGCTGAACATAGCCGAAAAGATTTTCAATTTATTATCAGCGATCACAGTCTCATCGTGAGCCAAATCGCCCATCACCTGCAAGATCGCTTTATGAATAGCAAAGAACCTTTGCAAAATCATTTCATGCGTGTCAAGTCTCTCAGTCAGTTCCGCTATTTGTTCTTTCAACTCGTCAAACTGTAAATCTATTTCATTCATCGCACCCATAATTATTTCTCCTTATTATTTCTTCCAGTTCGTGTATTTTTTTATTCAATTCTATTATTTTGTTCGTGTAATAAATCCGGCTTCTGTTATGAATATAATCATGCTCGGCTTTAGGTATCGCTTCCAAGTGTGATGGGTTTACACATTGACGGTTTTCACACTTGTGGTGTACAACATAATCTTGAGGTATCTCACCTACCCACACTTTGTAAGCAAGCCGATGAGCAAAAGTCTCTCTCTTCAAATCTCCTTTTTCCCAATGTACTGTTGATTTTCCACCGTTTCTTTTACACCTGCTATACCCTTTTGCATCAGATGGTCCTTTCCATTTCCAGCAACCATCTGTTTTTTCTGTTCTCAAATTCAAATAATCTTCATTCGATTTAGATAAAGGCAACTGTTTCATAAAACAACTCCTAAAAAGTAAAGGGTCGGAACAGGTAAGAGAGGGTAACCTGCCCCGACCCCAATGTGGTCATCTTTTAACTGCCTGCAACGACATGAAACTGTCGTCCGGTATTGTGTGAACTACCTTACTACCAGTAGGACTAATTGTATGTACAATGTCCCCCTGTGTCAATTTCTTCACCTTAACTTTAAGATGGTAACGTTTCGCCGCCTGATGAGCGGACGCTCTAAACGAGTCGTAACTCACTTGAAAATCCTCACCCTCTTGCAACAAGTGCGCTTCACCATCCAACCATTCCCTCCAGTTGTACATCTCTGCACGTCTAGTGTCGGGGAACTCCGCTAACCTTTTAGACATTCAAATTCCTTTCTATTCGCATCTGCGTTGCTAACGCTTCTGCTTGTCTCTGATAATCTGTTCCAGTTTTTTTCTGAAACACATCTGTTGCTTCTTCTAAAGTTTCACAGTACGTACCATTATAAGTATCCCACTTGTCACCATCATCTGATGCCATGTCCCACACTACGAATGGGTGCAACTTGTCCCATTGTGCCAGTACAGTACCGATAAAGTTACGGTTACTACCACCGC